TTGTTTCTAAAGGCGATGGCAAAGAAAAAGACATCAAATATTTTGAAAAGTACGACAACGGCAATACTGTGCTGACAGACAAAGGCTACAGAGCCATGAAGTTTGACTACGAAAGCAAAGCGAACGAAGTTGCTGAGAGCATCGGTTCTGACGCTTATGCTATGGATCTCAATCCCCAGGAACAGGAATATTACGAAATGCTTCTCGATGCGATCTTCAATAGTCGTTTTGATGATGGAGAAGAAGAGGATGGCTGAACGTAGAATGTTTGCCAAGACGATCATAGACAGTGATGCGTTCTTGGATATGCCTTTATCAACACAGGCGTTATACTTTCATCTTTCGATGAGAGCCGATGACGATGGCTTTATTAACAATCCGAAGAAGGTGCAGAGGATGATTAGCTGCTCAGATGATGATTTGAAACTGCTTATCGCCAAAAACTTTCTGATACCGTTCGATAACGGAGTTGTAGTCATCAAGCATTGGAAGATCCACAACTACATACAGAAAGACCGTTATAAGCCTACCGTATACCAGGATGAACTTGGTGCTTTAGGGGTAAAACATAACGGTGCGTACACTTTGGATACAGAATGTATACAAGATGGATACAGTTTGGAAACACAGGATAGGTTAGAGTTAGAGTTAGGTAAGGATAGCATAGGTAAGAATAATAATAAATCTTCTATAGAAGATTATAATAGCCATCTTCCAGATGACTCAAACACGAATGTCTATCCAGAGATTGTTGAACTTTGGAATACATTAGAACCTTACGGTATCAAAAAAATAAGGAGTATTGTTTCTGGAAGTAAGCGTCATGTTTATCTGAGAACAAGACTTAAACAGTATGGTAATGATTCCTTTGCTGAGATTGTTGAAAACATCAAAGGCAGTGATTTCCTTCAAGGTAAGGTGTTCACCAAGAAACCGTTCATTGTTTACTTCGACTGGGTAATACTTCCTAACAACTATCCGAAGGTGCTTGAGGGCAACTACAATCAGCGAAAGCCTATGTCGGAATCTAAACCAGAGTATTCTAACGGCCTTGAGAAACCTAGTGGTGGTTGGCAATGAGCAAATACTTTGATGAGAACGAAGTTAAGAAAGCTATAGCGATCATGAAGCCGGATGGTCAACTCTTTGAGTGCCGGATGCTCGAAGGTAATTTCATCTACTCTGGCTACTTCACTGATGCTGATACTCTTGTGAGATGTCTTAATCGTGAGAATCTGAAGGACAGGAATGTTTACATCACTCTCAATGAGATTGACCCTGGCTGCTATGGCAGAGTTCAACATGATTGTTTCATCCAGATCCGTAAGAAAGAGCCTACTACTGGTGATACAGACATTGTTGGCTATAACTGGATGCTTGTTGATCTTGACCCTAAGAGACCGTCTGGCACTTCCAGTTCTGATGCTGAGTTGGCTGAAGCCAAAGACCTTGGCAACAAGATGTACTTGGCTCTGAGAAACTTAGGATTTGAGAAACCGCTCTTCGCTTACTCTGGCAATGGTGTTCATCTGCTCTATAAGATTAGACTTGCGAACACACCAGAGCGAGTGGAACTGGTTAAGAAGTGCCTCAAGGTTCTGGACATGATGTTTTCTACGGACAGGGTAAAGGTCGATGTTAAGAATTTTAATCCGGCTCGTATCACTAAGCTTTATGGCTGTAAGAGTGCTAAAGGTGCTGACATTAAGGACAGACCTCATAGGCAGAGTTGTATTGTTGGCAATCCTACCGACATCAAAGCTACTGATATTGCTTACCTTGAGAAGTTGGCAAAGCTGATACCAGAGGAACAGGATAAACCGCAAGAGTATAACAGCTACAATCCTTCGGCATTTGATGTTGAAGCCTGGATGCAGAAATATGAAATCGGCTACAAGGCTGTTAGTTGTTCTGATGGCACTAAGTACATTCTGGATCACTGTCCGTTCAATGAGAATCATAAAGGCAAGGATGCGATGGTGTTCAAGCGGACGAATGGAGCGTTGAGTTTCTTATGTCTCCATGACAGTTGCAGTTCTTATCACTGGTCTGACTTCCGCAAGTTCTACGAGCCAAACGCCTACGAGAGGCGAGAAGCCGTCCGAAGTGAGAGGATGTATCATTCTTACAATCGGCACATGAAACCGCCTCAGAGGGTCGCTGAGAAGCCTACAGACGGTACTCCGATGTTCCTTACCATGCAGATGATTCACGACATGGAGAAACCAGAGGAAACATTCGTCAGGACAGGCATTGAGGTCATCGACCAGAAGATGAGAGGACTCAAAAAAGGTCATGTGTCCGTGTGGAGCGGACTCCGAGGAAGTGCAAAATCAACACTGCTGTCAGAGATAGGACTTAATGCCAGACAGGACGGCAACAATGTTGGCTTTTACTCTGGTGAGTTGACTCCTAAGAATTTCAGCAAGTGGATGAATCTGCAAGCTGCCGGAAAGAGTTATGTCAAGCCTACAAGGTATGACGGCTATTACTATGTTGACGATGCCACGCAGTTGAAAATCGCATCATGGATGGGCAATCACTTGTGGCTGTACAACAACGACTACGGCAACGACTTCTGCGAGATTATTGCTGAGTTTGAGAAGGCGATTGATGAACATAAACTGGATCTTCTGATTCTGGACAATTTGATGGCATTTAACATCAGCGGACTGTCGGAAAACAAATGGGATGCTCAGACGCAATTCGTGTTGAGGCTTTGCTCTCTGGCAAAAGACAGAGGTGTTCACATAGCTTTTGTGGCACATCCAAGAAAGTCGATGGGATTCCTTAGATTCGATGACATATCTGGTAGCGGAGATTTGGGCAATGCTGTTGACGATGCTTTCATTGTTCATCGCAATAACAACGATTTTAAGAGATTTACCAAGGATATGTTCGGTTGGAAAGAGGACAATCCGATTTACGATGGCACTAATGTTGTCGAGATAGTCAAGGATCGTGATGGTGGCAATCAAGATGTTTTCATTCCGCTGTACTACGAAACTGAGACTAAACGACTCAAGAACGAGAAGAGCGAGAACATCATCTATGGTTGGTGCAGTGATGCCCCGGAAGAGCAGCTACCCACGCTTGCCGATTTCAAAGCCGTAGAAGACGATTTAAGCGGACTTCCGTTCGACTAGGGTAAATGTATGGAGAAATACATAAAAACCGCTCTACGAGCCACAGGAGAAGCCTGGGCGGTATTTAAAACGAGTGCAACCACTGGTCAGAATCCAAAATTGGCATTTGAGCAGTTGAGAGACAAGTATAAAGGCTCTAATGTTGAGGATTATGTCAATGATTACACCAAGATTTGTGAAGAGGAACTTCCGAGGATTAGAGATGCTGATACCTACTTATCTGATGCTAAAGATGTTGGCAATAAGGTGTTTAAGGTCTTCCAGGATTCTGCGAAGAAGGTTTTTGCGGAAGAGATGACTGACGGTGACTGGAATCGCATTATCAAGATGGCTAGTGACATTGGCTATGATAAATGGGATTCATCGGTCAAGGAATACGCCAAACGCTACTCAGCATTGATCGTCTGGGAGTTGGACAGACAGTATCAGCGGTTACATCACATTAAAAAGGATTGGTGGAATTATGTTTAAGAGAATCATCGCAATGGCACTTGCGGTTATGTATCTGACAGGATGCCATGCCACAACAAAGAATTTTGGCGGTTCGATGGAAGTCGAACTTCCGGCTAATCAGAAGCTTGAGGAAATCACATGGAAAGATGATTCGCTCTGGTATCTGACAAGACCTATGAAAGAAGACGAAGAGGCTGAGATTCATACCTTTGCACAAGACTCCGAATGGGGAGTGTTTGAGGGAACAGTTACGATCATCGAGAGGAAGGAGTAATGTTTTGAAATTTGCAGTAGATGAGGGCGGTTTTGCCCCTGTGAGAGAACATAAAACTGATGCCGGAGTTGATTTAAGGACTCCTGAGGACATTGTGGTTTATCCTCATTCGTCCGTGTTTGTTGACCTC